AAGTTAAGCGCAGCTACAGTTGCCATGATGAACCCTTAGGCACGTTAGACGGCGGATTTGAGCTGTTTAAAGCACCAGCTAAGTGCATTACTCCTACCTGTGTAAGTAGTGCCGATAGTAAACTACCAAAGGTGAAATATGAAAGTTGATATACAAGACGTACTATTTTGGATGGATGCAATTCGCAACAGCGATGACAAATACCGCACACTTGAAAGTTTTTGGAAAGGACAAGTCAACAGCAAAGTATGGCTTGCTGATGCATTGCGTGTAAACTACATTGACGACGATGCTCGTATTGTAATATACGGTGGATGGAACGGTGTGCTTTCTAGTATTTTATTTAACAGCAGTTTGAGTATTGAACATATTACAAGTGTTGACATTGACGAAAATTGTCAAGAAATTGCTTACACAGTTAATAAGAACTACGAAATTGCAGGACGCTTTGATGCAGTAACAGCTGACATGTGTACATACACAGAACCTGCCGACATTGTTATCAACACAAGTTGCGAACACATTACACAAGAGCAATACGAGCAATGGTTAAGTATTCAGCCAGACAATGCGCTATTTGTAATACAAAGCAATAACTATTTTGAGTTAGAAGAACACATTCGTTGTGCAACTGACATTGATGACTTTATGCGTATGAGTAGTATTAACCCTTACTGGAGCGGCGAATTTAAAACCCCTAAGTATACTCGTTATATGATTATAGGTGAAAAGAAAAATGTTTAAATTTGACAAATTAAAACAATTACACTTAGAAATTACAAATAGGTGTCAAGCAAGCTGTGCAATGTGTAGCAGGAACTTTCACGGCGGCATGATTAATCCTCTAATTAGTAATCAAGACTGGACAACTGACGATTTTAAAAAAATACTTACACCTGAAGTGTTACAGCACCTTGAAGGTTTCTACTTTTGTGGTAATTTTGGCGATCCTATTATTAATAATGACCTAATAGATATGTGCCAATACAGTAAAGACACAAATCCTAACTTGTACATTAGAATACACACTAATGGTGGCGCCCGATCTACGGATTGGTGGAAAAAACTTGCAAAAGCAATGCCTCCTGCGCATAATGTTATTTTTGCGATTGACGGTTTAGCAGATACACATAGCTTATATAGGTCTGGCACTGACTTTAATAAAGTACTAGACAACGCTAAAGCATTTATTAATGCTGGCGGAACAGCTGAATGGGCATTTATTAAGTTTAAACACAATGAACATCAACAAGAAGCAGCAGAAGCATTGGCGAAAACGCACGGCTTTGCTAGATTTACATATAAAGACAGTGCAAGATTTGTTGCTACTGAAAAGTTTCCAGTCTATGATCAAGATGGCAATACAGTACGTTATTTAGAACCTCCCACTGGTAGTAAAATTACACTCGTTACACAAGATATAATTGACAACTATAAAGATATTGTAGATGCAAGTGAAATTGACTGCTATATTACGCATACTAAAGAACTTTATATAGATGCATACAAGAATGTAATGCCTTGTTGCTTTTTGGCAAGTATTCCTTACAATTATTCAGCACCGACAGATGTTGCACGAGAGATCAAACATGAAATTGAAACCCAGTATAAAGCTCTTATCACTGACCTAGGCGATACAAATGCGCTTAAATCATCTATAAAGGAAATTGTTAGCACCGATGCTTGGCAAACAGTGTGGAACAAATATTGGAATACGCAGAAACTAATTACTTGCGCTAGAACTTGCGGAGTAAACAAACTTAGCAAGCCTAAGGATCAGTTTATAGAGAAAACTGAACTATGATTTATTTTAACAAAGATTGGAAAAACATTGGTATTAGTTTAAGTGGTGGCGCAGATAGTGCTTTGCTTGCATACTTAGTATGTTCGCAAGTGATAGATACTAAGGTTCATCTATTAAGTCATGTGCGTATGTGGAAAACTCGTCCTTGGCAGCGATATGACAGCATTAATGTTTACAATTGGCTAGTTAAACGATTCCCTCATATAGAATTTGTAAGACATGAGAACTTTATTCCACCTGATTTAGAATACGGCGACAACGGCGCATATATCATTGATGAATACGGACAAACTCGCAGTGGTGATCAAATTATTGTAAGAGCTCATGCAGAATGGATTGCAGCTACAGAAAAATTACAAGCATGGTATGCTGGCAAAACTAAAAACCCTAGCGATCCTACAATAACTAAAGGCATGCCCGACAGAGATATTGTAGTTGAGGATCCAAACGAACTAATAAAAGAGCATAATGGAGTTACAGTATGTCATCCATTTTTATATACAGAAAAAGATGTAGTAATTGCCCAGTATGTTGAAAACAATATATTAGATCTCTTAAATATTACACGCAGTTGCGAAGGCGACTTTACAAACTTAGATTATACTAATTATATACCTGGACAAGACGTGCCCGAATGCGGCGAATGTTTTTGGTGTCAAGAACGCAACTGGGCAAAGGAAAAGAATAATGTCTGATTTAAAAAAGTATCAAGCTCAAATAGAACAAGTAGCCGGTACACCTACATTCTGCGTATTACCGTGGATACACTTTGCCACTCGCCCTAATGGCGACATGCGACTATGTTGTAGTGCTAATGCAAGCGGCGCAGGAGGGGACCATACTGTTGGCCTTGTCAAAATGGAAAACGGTAAAGCAGCTAACTTCGGTCGTGAAACTCCTATGGAAGCATGGAATAACGATTATATGAAAAGTGTACGTACAACTATGCTTAACGGCGAGATACCTGCAAGTTGCACAAAATGTTTTCAAGAAGAAAAACAGGGTATTGTAAGTAAGCGAGTCTGGGAAACAGGAACGTGGCATCAAGATGATAATGGTGTAGATATTCCTGAACTCATTCGCCAAACAAAAGAAGATGGCACAGTACCAGAAGATTTAAAATATTTAGATTTGCGGCTAGGACACACTTGTAATATTAAATGCGTAATGTGTAGCCCACATGATTCAAGTAAATGGGTTGCTGATCATAAGAAACTAATTCCTGTACTACAAGACCCTGAAGTCAAAAGACAAATGCAATGGGACCGAAAAGAATTCAATAATAAATGGCACGAAAAGGATTCATTTTGGGAAGAGTTGTATGCTCAGATTCCTAATCTAAGACAAGTGTACTTTGCTGGAGGCGAGCCTCTAATGATTAAAGAACATAAAATGTTTATTGAGGAAATACTGCGTCAAGGGTATCAAGATAAAATATTACTGCGTTACAACTCAAATGGTTTGCTTGTAGACGACGATCTTGTTGAGATGTGGAGCAAGTTTAAAAAAGTTAAGTTTGCAGTAAGTATGGATGCTAGTCACGAACGTGATGAGTATATACGTTATCCTACAGACTGGGCAACGGTAGAAAAAACTTTACATATGCTAGACAACACTCCGGACAATATACAAACTAGTTTAGCAACAGCAATACAAATATTCAACGTAAAACATTTGCCTGACTTTATGAAGTGGAAATTAGAAAGCGGATTTAAAAAGCTAAACAGCGGAACTGTTCCGGGCGGCGTACAGATGGGCGGTGGTTTAGTTAATATGCATCTATTATACATTCCTACATTTTTAAGCATACAGATTCTGCCTAAAGAAGACAAACAAGAAGTTCGTGAACGTTTTATGGACTTTAAAGATTGGCTGTGGAACAACTACAGACAAGATGATGATTTTTGGAAACATAATCCGTATGGATGGAAACGCTGGGAAGCAGTTCTTAAACACATGGATGCACAAGACAACAGTCACTTACTTCCGGGCTTCAAAGAGTATACTAACAAACTAGATAAAATTCGTAACTTAAATGCAGCAACAGTATTTCCGGAGTTAGCGCACTTGTTATGATAAAGGAGATTAAAAATAATCAACCAACTGATACATTACGTATAGAGTATATGCCGGGTAATTTTTGCAATCATAAATGCCATTATTGCTTTCCTGGCAGTAATGAAGGTGATTATCCCTGGCCCGATGTCATACAAGTAATAGATAATTTTGAACACTTGCTAACGCATTACAAACTTCACGGAAAAACTAAAAGTGACATATTCATTGTAGGAGGAGAGCCTACAGTATGGAAAGAGTTGCCGATATTATGTAAGTTTTTAAAAGATAACTTTGGCTCGACTATTGAAATTAGTTCTAACGGCAGTCGAAGTTTAGAATGGTGGAAAGAAAACGCTAGGTATTTTGATCATGTAGGTATTAGTGTACATAGAGAATTTGCAAAGTTAGATCATATCATAGAAGTCTGCAATATACTTTATGAAAATAATGTTTTAGTATCTGCAGATGTGTTAATAGATCCTGATGCATACGAACAATGTGTAGACATTGTAGAATATTTAAAAAAGTTTGCTGCACACAAATGGCCAATTATTGCAAAAGTAGTTCACTTTAACGGATTGCATAGATATACTGATCAACAGTTAGAATACTTTGATGAAAGCATCAAACAATACCCGCCCTTAGACTGGTACCATTCAGTATCTCATAAAGAACGTCGAGAAGTTACTATAACTTACGATAATAACGAAGTTGTGACTACTAATAGTGATAGTTGGTTAACACGAAATAACTTAAATTACTTTAAAGATTGGGAATGTAACATAGGTGTAGATTTTATTAAAATATTTCCTAATGGCAACATAACAGGAAACTGTCAGCAAACATTATACAACGATAGTACTATACATAATTTTAATCACGTAGACTTTAGAAAAACATTCATGCCAACTATAGGTCCAGTAATCTGCACAAAGCAAGTATGCGGGTGTAATGAAGAAACTGTATGTAATAAAAGGAAACAATATGTTTGATACCCTCGAACCAATCAATCCGCAAGTATTTCAAATTGCATGGGAGAGTACACTCAAATGTAATCTTGATTGTAGCTACTGCGGCGACGGGCATGATAACAAACAACCGCATCCTCCGTTAGCAGAAAGTTTAGACACTGTGGACTTTATCGTAAATTATGTTTCGCAGATTATGAAAACACGAAAAAATAAAGAAGCAAGTCTCAACATACAAGGCGGCGAAAGTTTAGTACATCCTAAAATAGTTGAAATACTACGATATGCCAACCGCGCTGCTACTACTGTTGATTGGAAGTTATATATTAATACGATTACTAATGCAGTTGTAAAAGATAAAGTATGGCACCGTCTTGTTCCGTTTATTAATTTCTTTACAATTAGTTTTCATTCAGAATCTTCGTACACTCAACAAGATCAAGTGCGTAAAAATATTTTGTATATAAAAGAATTAGGTAAACAGTTTCACGTATCAATACTAATGCATCCCAAGTACTGGGACACTTGCGAAAGCATGGTTAACTGGTGTAAGGAAAACGATGTAAAATATAATATACGACAAATTGATCATCATTGGACTGACTTTAGATTTAACTATTCAAAAGAACAAATAGAATATATTACTGGTTCTGCCCCTGCGTCTGTTTTACAAATAGCAAAAGCAGTTGTTACAGGCGGGTTTGATTTATCAGCAAGCAGCAGAGAATGTTGTGGCGGCCTAGAAATGTGTACAAATCAAACAGCATGCACCAAGCGAGTTGAAAATAAATTTAAAGGCTGGCATTGTAGTGTTGATAAACAGTTTTTGTATATTAGGCAAACTACTGGAGAAGTTTTTACTAACAAAGATTGTCGCATGAATTGGGACGGCAAAGTAGGTCCTATTGGAAATTTAAAAGACACTGCGGCAATACTAAAACGAGTAGCTGATGGAACAAATACAATCATTTGTAAAAAGTCAAGTTGTTGGTGCGGCATATGTGCGCCCAAGGCAAAGCATAAAGAAGACTATGATAGGATTATGTTGAAGTATGTTTAATTGGTATGTAAAAAATAAACTAGGCGAAAGTCTATGTTTAGCAAAGTGGACCAACAGCACAATGCATTTAGGCATAGGAAAGAATCACAGTTGTCATCATCCTAATCCGCATACTGTTCCTGTTGAAGAAGTTAAAGCAGATCCTAGTGCATTACATAATAGTTCATACAAACGTAGTGTTAGAGATCAAATGCTTAATAACGAAAAGCCATCAGAGTGCGATTACTGTTGGAGCATAGAAGAAACAGAAAAGTATAGTGACAGAGTACTAATGAGTAAAAAGCTCGACAGTCTTCCGTACTACAATGATATTATTTCTAGTAACAGATATGATCCTACTATGTTAGAAGTTAGTTTTTCAAATGTTTGCAACTTTAAATGTGCATACTGCGGCCCGCAGTTTAGCAGTTTATGGGCAAGTGAAATAGAAAACAACGGTGCATATCCTACATCACAGAACTATAACGACATATACGAAAAACAAATACTAGATAGAGAAGCTAATCCATATATTGATGCATTTTGGAAATACCTGCCGATAATGTATTATGGATTGTACACCTTACGTATTACAGGTGGCGAACCTATGCTCAGTCGGCATACAAAAAAGTTGCTCAATTACATTATAGAAAATCCTAATAAAAAACTTACCCTAGTAATCAATAGTAATCTAGGTGCACCAAAGCATGTTATTGCAGATTTTATTTCACAGTTAGAAAAAGTTCAACATTGTGTAAAGCGTATTGAAATAGCAACTAGTGGAGAAAGCTATGGAGCAAAAGCTGAGTATGTTCGTGATGGTTTAAACTACGCACAGTGGATTGAAAACTGTAATTATGTATTAACTGAACTTCCTAAATTAAAGTTAAGTTTAATGTGTGCGTACAATGTATTGAGTATTACTAGCTTTGATAGTTTTATTGATGATATTGTTAATCTTAAGAAAAAATACAAGCGTGTAAAACTGAGTATAAGTTATGTTAGGCATCCTAGCTTTATGCATGTATCTCTAGCACCTAAATCTTGGCATTATATACTATTACAATCTCGTACAAAACTTAAAAAACATTTTAATAACGAAACAGTTCAACGTTTTGATTTTGTAATTTCTGAGTTTAATAAAGATCCTAATGAAACACAATTAGATGACTTCAAATCATTTATTAAAGAATACGACATACGCCGTAGTAAGAAATTTTTAGATGTTTTTAGCGAGTATAGCTGTATAGTCGGATAGTTCTCGTGCCTTGGGCACACACATTCCGCAACCACAACGTTCATTAGGACAAATAATAGTCCTGTCTTTGTTGAATCTAGCATAAGCAAGTATAGCATCTATGTCTTTAAGGGTGCCTACAGGGCCTCTATCGCCGTCGTGTAGTGCTTTACACGTCTGATGGTGATACACATTGCCCGTGTGTTGATCGATGTGTAAGAAGTACTTGTTGACGCTGCAAAACCATCCTTTAAAATGTGTATCGACTAGTTCAACTTCTTGCCACTTGCCGTTTACTTTGCCCTGCAAACAACGTCCACCACAACATTTACGTCCTAATTCTGTTCCTGCCTTTGTTCCTTCACTAGGCTTTGCAACATTAGTGTAACTATAAAACCAATCTTGTTGTTCGTCGGTATAGTCGTGTGTTGTCCTACGCTGACTTCCATCTGTGTCAGTGAACCAACCCTTGCGTTCTACATTGCCATCACCGATAGGTCGAGGATTGTGTTTAATGCCTAATGCTTTTAGTTCTTCGCATACTGCAACACCTTCAGACCAGTTGTCTGTGTGTAGCATTACATTTACTTGCAGCCACAACCCTTTGGCATGCAACAGTTTGATGTTGTCTAGTGTTTGTTGTTTTAGTTTAGCATGACCTTCTGTATGATAACTTACAGTAACACCTTCGAATAGCTCTGCTATGCGATCAGTGTTGCGAGGATGCCAAGCACCGTTTGTAGTTAAGCTAAGTCTAAAACGTGTTTCGGTATTTTTAATGTGTTCTGCTAGTTGCCAAAACGCAGGATTAACTGTGGGCTCTCCGCCTGTAAAGTTTATGTTAACTAGATCAGTGTATATGCTAGTATATTCTTTTACAAACTCAAATGTACGCAACATTTCTTCGTAACTATGTGGAGAGCTTTTATTATCATGACGACTTATTTCACAATAGCTACAATCAAAGTTACATCTGCGTCCAGTGTCCCAAGTAACCATTAAGCGTTCTGGGCCTGTTAAATTTAAAGCACTAGTTGTTATCATTTACTAGTCCTTTTGTTAGCGGTATATCAGCAGCACAAGTACACCATTTGCGTGTACAAGTAATCCATTCTTCTGGTGCTTCAAAACTTCCGTCATAAATGTTACCTAAACTGCCACCTACTCTGCAAGTAGCACGATGTACATCGCCGTCCCAGTTAATCATTAAACTTTGAATACCAGCAGCACAGCGCCATCCTTCAAACTGATTACGTTGCTCTTTAATAATATCGTTAGCGTGTGCAAGCTCTTCATTGTCTATTACACAGTTTGGTTTTGCAGTTGACTTCTGATCAAGTATCCATTGTAGATCCTTTTCATTATATTTCATATCGTCAAACCAATCATGTTTTTCAGTCCAACGTATCCGTCTTACTACATAAGGAACATGATGTCCGTCAAACAACGTTGCACAAGTTTTTACTCTATCCATATGTTCGTGATGTGCCATTAGATTAACTTGAAATGGTATACCTCTTTCCATCTCATTTAGTTGCGTCCAGTATAGCACATTGTTTAGACAGCGTTCCCAGTTGTCATCATCTTCTACATGCAAGCTAAACACATAATGGTTTACAGGCAGTCTAGCATACAGTTTATGCGGTAGTGTTCCGTTGGTTGTAATATTAACCCAATCAAGCCTTTGTACAGCATGCTCTACAATTTCCACTATATGAGGATGTACACATGGCTCGCCGCCTGTGAAGCTAAGTCGTACCGGACGATCTAATTCGTATAATGCATCGATTGTATCTAGCATTACTTTTATATTAGTGTGTTTACTAAAGTTATCGTGTATTTCGCTTGGACAGTATGTACAGTCTAGATTACATCGTTTACCGATATTCCATTCAACGTGTATACTATCTTTATGATCCCATCGACTTTCTACTTTATACATATGATATGAATTCCGGATTAGTTGCAAGAAAGTCTTGGTCGCGAGTTTCATCTAATCTACGATTAAATTCTATACAGTCTTGCCAGTGTGTGTTGTACATACACTTTGATTCTAAGAAATTAATGTTATCTTGTATCTGCTGTAGTGTTACAGTTTCCAATAGTTTGTGCTGTTTTACTAGAGGATAATCTAATACTTCTTCTTTCATTTTTTCTAATCTTGCAACTACTTTTGTTTTTAGTTCTGGCGGCAATACTTGCGCACTTAAACTCATAGGGTAGTTTACTCTGTGTGAATAAAATATAATACCTAGTTTGTTAATAAAGTAATCAATAACTTTGTCAATTTGCATTATGTTATTTGCTTGTACAGTAAATGCACCAACTACTCTAGTTACATTAGGAAAACTCTTAAACACTTTGATGTTTTCTTCAATCTCACTAAATTTACCATTGCCTCTAATGTATTCATACGTGTCGTGTATGCCGTCTATGCTTACATTTACAGCAATTGATTTAAACTTAGGCCAATAGTCGTGTATAGTGCGTCCGCCTTTTATACCTAGCGTAGTTCCATTTGTTGCATATTTTAATTCTATTTGATTGCCATATTGTGCTAGCTTGTCTAGTATCTTGTAATGATACGGATCCATCAGCGGCTCGCCACCTGCAAACTCTACTCGTCTAAAGAACGGTAGCAGTTTTTCAAATGATTCCCACCAATTGTCGCTGTTATCAAATGGGCCAATATATTGCCCAGGCTTATCTACAAGGCCTTCAATAGTTGGAATAAGATAGTTATCTTCTTTTTTGTAAAACTCTGTAACAACGTCCCAATCCTTCCAGCTAGTACTATCCAGTGGGTTGCACATACGACATTTTAGATTGCACAAGTTGTTTAGTTTAATCTCCATAGTTGGAAACTCAAATGGCATTGTATAATCGTCGTTTAAAGCGTCTAGTGCATCAGGGTACAAGTTGACCCTAGCTTCGGGTATTACTCCTGCTGTATGACGCTGTCGTAAGCTCTGTACACCCTGGTCTTCTAAGTCAAAGCAAGGTTTGCACACATCAGGTCGTTCGTTATTAAGTACTTGTCTACGTACTTCACGCATTGTATCGTTGTTCCACGCTTCTTCCAAACTTTCGTTTTGAATAAAGCCAACTGGCTGACTACGACAACATACCTTAATAGCGCCATCTTCACGAGTTGCCATTCCTGTAAATGGATGCATACAAAATGTACAAGAGTTTGTTTTCATATCAATATTTACCGTAATTAAACTAGCAGTTTATCAGAAGCGATAAGTATTTGTATGTTAAGAAAAACAGGTATAATAGCTGACTCAAAAAAGATTCTAGAACTTGTGCTTGATTTAGATACAGGCAAGCATGATCTGTCGCGACCGACAGGTAGATTTTTTTATGACCCTTGGGTATTAAATGAAGAATATAAAGGTACTGAATTAGAAGTACTTTTTAATCAGCTCGAATCTCCTGGGCAAGTGCGTGTAAATGTACTTGAAGAAGGCAGAGCATACCAGCAACATGCAGATTTAGATGATAGATATCACTTATCATTAGATGGTGTTGAGAGTTATCTTGTTGATCTTACAAATGGACAACTGCATGATACTAGAACTGATAATATAGTATACGAAATGGATGCTGGCCGGTTACACAGTGCAGTTAATTTTGGATATTATCCTCGCAAGCAATTAGTGATACGTAAGTTATTACCGTTTAATAAATTAGAAAATCCATTAAGTGTTTCACTTAGAGCAACTCCAGTTCCTAGACTAAGATATAATTTTGATCAGACATTTAGTGTATGGTTTAATAAATCTATAAAAGCAGGAATAATTGCAAACTTTAATAAGCATAACGATTTGCATATTAGTTTTGATATAGAATTAAATGAAAGTCAACAGTTAGAAAATTTAGTTCAGTCTAGCGGATTACCGATTGAGATAATTGTATGAAGCTACTTGAGAAATATCATAACGGAGTACTAGGTCCTGTTAGCGATTTATACGAAGCTAGGTATTCCGAGTATGCCATGTATACACAATTTAAAGATAGATTTTGGTTTGATAGAGAACTACAATATCATCGAGAACTACAGCACAAAAATTATTGTTACGAAATGATTGATGTTGACGTTAGTAGTATGTTAATAGTTTACAAATATGAAAGCAATAATTTAAATCATGTATTATACGAAAACAAAAATATAGATATAGACTATAAAAAACAAGTACGTGATATATTAGCAGATTTACAATCTGAAGGTATCTACAAAATAAACATATATCCACATACATTTTTTATTCAAGACGGAAAAATTAAAATATCAGACTTGTATGGATGCACAACAAAATTTACAATAGTGCCTCAAGACATGATAGGTGATATTATTAATGATAAAGAGCGCTTTAAGTTTGTAGATGGACATCTTGATTGTGTAGCAACATACAATTACACAATTGAAAATAGTACAAACTATTGGCCGGAGGATTTTTTAAATGGCTGAGTATATTGGTATATGCAATACTGTAAATTGGCAAGAATTAATTAAAAGCATCGAATCCCAAACAGCAGCGTATGTAGGCCCGCGACACGATGTAGGGCACGATGTACCAGGTGTTGAAGAAGTAGTTGGACCTCTACGTAACGCAGGTTACAAACAAAAGTCAGAAGGCGGTAATGCAGCCTGGGATATGTTTTTGCCAGGAAAGAATTTTGATGAAGAAATAATATTTCAATTTATGCAATTTGTTGGAATGAAAGAATACACTAATGCTTGGATAAGTCGTGTGCTGCCGGGTGATGTAGCACCGTGGCATTGGGATATCACTGACGACGAAGCAACACTAAATGCTGGCAAGGAATTACAAAGATTTCATTGTCATGTAAGTGGGCCTGAACCTGGGCATACTATTATTGTAGCTGATAAGTGTTTGTACAACCAGCCACAGGGTGCTGTTTGGAAATGGCCTAGTCGCACAAGCTGGCATGCTGGCGCAAATGCAGGATTAGTGCCAAAGTACTTGTTTAACATTTGGGGATAAAATGAAAATAGTTTTAACAGGCGCATCTAGTCCTATCGGCAAAATTGTACTAGAGCATTTAAGAGACAGTCACGAAGTAGTTGCAGTATCAAGATCTACCAATTGGGATCTAACTAATACTGATACTATGCACAGACTCAATGAAATGACTACTGACTGTGATGTTTTTATTAACTTAGCTCATATAGGCTATTTACAAGGTGTGATGTTAGGAAGTAGTAAAGCGAAAATTAATATTAGTTTTACAAGTTTAATAACACAATTTGAATGGTCTTTAATGCAATCATTTAATACTCCAGAGTATATTTCGCAAAAATTGTTCTTAGAATACGTGCATAATGAAATGGACAATAGTGCATTAGTTAGTATTTCAAACTACGGCGCCGGAATAATACCTAGCGTTACGGACGATCAAATATGTAATGCAATTGATGACATAATACAAGGCAGAAGTATATTGCCTGTGCGTATAGAAGTTAGTAATGGGATAGGTGATTTATCCCTATAACTTTTCTAAACTCCGGAGTAAAAGTACAGTCAATGCGCAATCCGTATTCAACTTCGTTAGAATGTTCTCCACCGTGCCAATCTTCGTCATTCCAAAATGCAGCATTTGAATTTATGTAATGCTTATTTTGTGATTCCGGATCCCATATGTAGAAACCTCTTTTTGTGCGATATCGAATATGTATAAACTCGTTGTTGTGCTCACTGTATCCTTGCTCGTTGCCATTCTTGCCATCTAAGTCTCTATGCTCAAAAGCATGTCCATTATGATCACAGTGGAAGAATATAACTCGCCCAATACGATCAATAATATTTTCCTCTACGAGATTTTCAACCCATTTAACAACACCTGGAAAATATTGTTGTTCTTCTGTAGGTTTACGTTCTGCATTGCGCTGCTCCCATGAGCCTTCTTCCCAAAGAAAATAATAGTTGTAGGGATCGTTAGCACCTAGTACACTTTTTAGATAGCGTGTAAACAAGTTACGTTGCTTGTAGTCTTTAAAGTCTGTAGGGAATATTTCACTACCTTGTACACGAATAGGATGGCTCTCTGGCAAGTTCTGGTATTCAGCAAATGCTTGATAGATAGGTTTCCAGTTTAAAATATAGCTCATGTCGTCGAATTTAAAACCCGGCGACATCCAAGTTCCTTCTTTTGCATACTCACGTGCAAGTGCAAACCCTTTGCATATTTCAGGGTGCAAGTTTCTAAACCCTTCTATGTCTAGGTAAGGGTCTAAGTTAATATACGGTGTTCCGCCAATTCCTCTAATCATACACATACTTATCAGGTAAGTAAATGCATGCAACCAAAATATGAATACTATTACAACAACGTGCCCGGCAAAGGTCTGTGTAGAAACAACTTAATTTATACAAGTCTTATGAATGAGGATAACACAGTATTCTGTCAATGGTATCATAATGACAGTGAATACCACCAAGGTAAAAACGAAGTAGTTGATCCTAAAAAGATGGATGAAAAATGGAGACGTGAAGTTAGTTTCTTAAAGCGTATGCAAGAGCATTGCCCGCAACATATTCCAAAGATACTTGATATAGATTATACACATAGAAAAGTATTCTTGGAGGTGCAGGGTGTAGACTTTTGGGAGCAAGCAGGTTGCTTAGAAGAAAATTATGATAGTGTACTTCCAGACTGGAAAGAGCAAATGTTAGAAATAACTCAAGCACATAAAGACTTGGGCATATACAAATACAGTATGCACCCTAGTAGTTATTTTGTAGTAGACGGAAAACTCAAAAGCATTAACTATTTCTTCTGTTATGACCGCCGAGAGCCTGGCATAACTCCTCGTAGTGTACTCAGTCATATTAGCGAAGATAGACGCAAAGAGCTTCTTCCTAAGATGGAATCTATGGGCATTGATGTAGACACTGTAGCAGATTTAGGCATGTTACAACAACTTTGCTTTAACAGTTTTAGTAATAATTACCCTGCGGACTTTGTACAAATGTCCAAACAAATATACCAAGATTCGGTATAAAAGAACCATAAAAACTATAACCATGCATTAACCACAAAAAAACCGCATTAAAAACTAGGTTAAATGCGGTTCTTTAAAAAACGTTCTATTAGTTGCTTAGTAGTGCAGTGATAGCGTTTCTAATTTCTCTAATATTCTTATTGCCAGTAACAATGGTTAGTTCGCCACTAACATCATTCTTAATCCATAATGCAAACTCTGTGTTGGTTCTGTAGACTGCTGGAATGTAGTTAAAGCCTAATGCATTAACATTTATTAATGCTTCTACTTGTTCGCTTTCAATGTTATATACACCTGATTTTAAATTTAACATATTATCTTCCTTAGTCTATTATTGATTCAATATCAAATACAGTACTATCTAATTGCGAAATAAATGATACATGAAAGTCTGCATTTCTGTGAATATGTGGATTTAATGAAATTAGTTTATTAGCGTCAGTTACCCAACTAAACATATTTTCTGCAAAAAGGTTAGTATCTTTACCATAACGGTTTAGATATCCTAGTGGAGATTTCCAATACCATTCATTGTTAGCATTTCTATAATATGCAGATGCACCTAATTCTGAAGCCCAACTCTCAGGCCATACTTTTGAACCTTGTGGTTGCTTTGCTAGAACATTTAGTGTTGATACTGCATGGGTACAAAAATTGTTAAATGTAGCAGTATTGTCAACATCAGTATTCAGTACTAATTCGAAAGTACTTTTTGCATCGCTTACTGGTTTGATCCATGCATTGTACGTCCAACTACCGTCGAACATGCTATGCTCTTCGTGCGCAGCGCATACTGGAACAACAATTCCTTCTGCTGACATAATAGTTCTAAACTGATTGTGTAGTTCTAATGTCGCTTCGAAGCAATTGTTTAATGTATAAATGTGTGTAGGAGTATGATACTCTATTACGTAATCATGAAGATTACGCTGTAAAATGCTATAGTACTCATCACCAGGAGGACTAAAATGCATTTTAATGCCATTAGGATGATCCAAGGCATTAAAATGTAAAGAAGTACTCTTTGATAATTTGTCTTTTAATTTGTGTAACTCAGCTGCTTGCATGAATAAATCCTATGTCTTATTATAGTGTATTTATCCAGAACTATTTCTTTTTGAATTTGCCCTTCATAAATTTACGTGTTGTCTTAATCATATCACGTTTTACACGCTCTGTATGTACACGGAAATCTACGGTTTGTATTTGGTCTTCATACTCGTCTAATAGTTCACCTAGCAATTCGTCAATAGTGTAACCTTCTTCGACAAGTTCTTGGGAATTCATATCAATATCCCAAACATCGCCTTCTTTGAAAGTTACTAGTATTGACTGGAGGTACTCGACAGGAACTGCGTTAACAGTTACGTTGCCGAATACCTCCGGCCAGCTAGCAATTACATCTCTAGGTAGTTTTTTTGCCAACGCTCTTCTTCTTAGTTGGAGAAAGCTCATCGGCTTCCGCACGTAGTCTTTTCGCCTCTTTGTACATCGCATCAGCTTGTGAACGATATTGGGCAGCTAAGTCTTCGTCAGATAGAACACCAGAGTCATTTGACTGTGAAGGTTGAGCATCAGCAGGTGCAGTATCAACAGTTTTGTTAATGCTTGCAACTTCTGTTACCTGAGCATTGCTGCCCGGCTTTACAGTCAAGTCTTCTAGACCAATACCTCGTTGTTCAGCAATTACTTGATTTAAATCGCTTAGTAAGATACTAGTTGATGCATTCGGAACCATTTCTACGTCCTTGGTAGAAATTTTAGTTAGAATTCCTCTCTTGTGGAAAGTTGATAACATATTGTCAGCAGTTTCCGGAAGTGAGGCTCTATCTAATGCATCAGCAAGTTCGTATGCAGTTTGTCCTGCATTAGACTCGACTACTTTAATAAGAGCGTCGTGGTCTCTGTCGTTTAGATTTTCTGTTGAAATAACTAAAGCAGAGTAAGGGTCGCCTGGAAGAGTCCGAAAAGCAACCACTACTTTTCTCTTATTAGATACTAGTCGACCTACATGTTTAAGATCGGCCATATTATTATCCTTGTGCTTGTGCTTCCTGCGCGGCTTTAGCTGCTTCTGCTTGCTTCTGCACCTCGTTTAGGAAACCGTTTAATTTATCGTACAATGTACCTACTGTGACCATTTCACCTGGGCGGAATGCACCACGAGCAGATGCTACGTCAATTAGTGTACGCATTGCTGCTAGGTCTTGAATGTTCAGTTCTTTTGATTCGCCTTGTGCTGCTGCTTCCTGGGTAGCATTTTGCAGCTCTTCAGCTTGCGCAGCCGCAGCCGCTACTTGATCGTCATGTGCTTGCGCAATAGTTTTTTCTTCAGTCATTTTTCTTTCTCCTTTAAATGATTGCTGTAAAGTACTTATTTGTTGAGTTAAGTTAGTACTTTAAAAGTGGACAAGCTATTTGAAAATAACTTGACTCGGATGGCTTTTCAAAGCCAATCTTAATTACGACTTTCTTGTCTTCTTCTAAACTATTCTGTTTTGCAATATAAAATCTACCTGATAAGTTGTCTTTGATCCAGACACGTATAGCAGACTCTAAATTGTAAGACATGTTATCAATTAAAACATAGTCTAGATGTTTTGCAGGGAATTCGTATTCCCTAAATTTATATAAGTCAGGAGGATTAGCCTTTCCTTTATATATAGGCATTATGCTGCCTCTTCATAGTGCGCTGTTTGCCCAAAAGGTGCCTCCAACGTTTTGTCACGATGTGAGTGAATAATAAAGACAGTATCGCAATAGTCTTCATCACCCCAGCTGTCCCAAGCATACCCGTCCGTAAACATAATGAACTTCTTAGGAACAATATCTTGTTCTTTCATATAGTTCCAATTAGCCATAAAGTCAGTGCCGCCCCCGCCCATGATCTCATAGTCTAACAAGTCTTCGCCGCCGTCGGCACTAAAGTCTTGTTCGTTGTATACCTTAGTATCAAAGCACCACAGTTTAATATTGTAGTCTTGGTATTCGTCCATAATGCCTTTGATTTCGCTTAGGAAGTCACGGGCTTGCTCGTCACCAATTGATCCACTCATATCAAGTGCAATACAAATATCAATAGTTTCGTCAAAGTTCATACCTGGTAAAATAGCACCAGTCATTTGACCCTTACGGCTTGGACGGATAAATGTATAATCGCTCTTAACAGTACTTTGGATTTGCTGACGAAGTAGCTCACGCCAGTTCATCTTAGGCTCAGTAAGCTCTTTGATCATTCGTGCAATTTCACCAGGTACATTTCCTGCTCCTGCGGTTTGTGCCGCACTCAACACGTTCTCTTTGATCTCGTCTTTGATCTTTTGCATTTCAGACTTAGAATACTTAGGCTTGCTTTTACTAGTAGCATTGCCGTTGCTGTCTTTATCTTCGCCTGCATCGCCACTGCCTTCGCCATCTTCGTCCATGTCGAGATGTTCGTCTAACATTTCACCAAGCTGCTTTAAAAACTCTTCACCGTTCTTTTCAGCATCTTTAAACAGTTCGTCATAAACTTCTTCCGAAGTCCACCCTTCGTATTTAAAATCTTGATAGCAGTCTACAATTTTAGGCTTGTGTCCAATACGATCGCGTACTAACAAGTTATTAACAATATAATCAGCCGCAATGTTATACAGCATAGGATTGCGATCATCTCTACGACCTAGGTGATCGAATACCATGTGTAGGATTTCGTGTGCAACAACAAACTCAATTTCTTTATTGTCCATTGCATTAAAAAATTGAGTGTTGTAAAACAAGTTACGTCCGTCTACAGCGGCAGTAGGAAGCCAGTCGTCAGCGGCTAAAATTTTAAGACGTGTTGCCATGTTACCAAAGAAAGGGTGACGTAGTAGCAATCCTACTCGTGCAACAATAATGCGATCGTATACTTCTACACGCATTTCCTCCAACTGTTCTGGAGTAATATTTGGATCTGGTTGCCAGTTTTTAAGTTTACTTGCAGTATCTTTTTTAGCCATTGTATTGCCCTTTATTAACTTATACATATATTATAGCATCTATAGTATATATGTCAACCACAATGTTGATTCAAAAGAAAGGACGAGCATAAAATAACCCGTCCTTTCGATGTATTATACGCCTTGTGCGGCCTTAATGTACTTGCCAAAGCGATCATGGAACTCGTCAAAGCACTCTACTTCATCTGGATCAATGGGCAATGCATACTGAGTAAGTGCAAGTTTAATACCCATTACAACTAGCTCAGTGTCAAAGTTATCCATTGCAAAGCGCAGGAAGTTGTTGACTTTGTCATCGAACTTCTTATCGTTCTTATCAACTGCTTCTTTAAGCTCGTAGCACAAAGACACTGTCAAAGAGTACATAGCACTAATCTCTTTAGACTTCATTTCTTTTACTTTGCCTGCTAGGATGTCAGTTGGATTAGGCATGCTGGCAGCAACTTTGCGGTGCGCCATAAACTTGACAGCCAATCCTTCTCCTACAGCGCCCGCAAAAAGATCAGTAGTAGTAGAATCATCTAGTCCATCGTCGAGCAACTCGCTTACAAAACTCCATGTACGAGGAGTAGCAAAGCTACGGCTTGGACTCTTAGGATCAAAGTCGTACAGGTCTTTCTTAGCAAAGGTCAAGTAACCAACAACATCTGTGTGGATTTTGTTGTCTACAGCCCACTGGAACCAATCATCAAAGTCGACACGCAGTTCCAAGTGGATAAAGCGGTTAGCCAACGGAGCAGGCATACGATATGTAACACCTTTGTCAGCTTCGCGGTTACCTGCTGCAACAATCATAACATTGTCTGGCAATTTGTAAGTTCCGACACGACGGTTAAGAATCAACTGGTATGCTGCCGCTTGTACACTAGGCGCTGCCGAGTTCATTTCGTCTAGGAACAATACAATGTTGTCATACTGTGCCGCAAATTCTTCGCTCGGAAGTTCGCTAGGAGCACCCCATACCATTGTACCTGAGTTGCTGTCAAAGTACGGAATGCCTTTAATGTCTGTAGGTTCCCAAAGCGACAAGCGGATGTCAATCAAGTGTGAATTAGAAAAGCTGTCGCTGATCTGTTTTACGATGTCTGACTTACCAATACCCGGAGGACCCCACAGGAAGATTGGACGTTTCTTTTTAAGCGCATGCTTGATGCTTGCTTTTGCGCTATTCGGAGTAACAGTGCGACCTGCGACATTTTCCATTTTGTATTCCCTCTTTTACAAAGTTGTGTATTTCTGTTTCGCTATACATATATAATAGCATCACTACGCTAGATGTCAAGTTCTTTTTTAAGATTTTTTGAGTGCCCAGAATGTGGCGTGTTTGCCACTGAGGTATCCTGTGATAATAACACGTTGACTGTATGACGCATAATCAACGGTTGTGTGATAGGTTATATCTGTGGCTTTTTCCATACACCATTTGCCGTGTGGTGTTTGTTGCCATTGATAAATTGGTTCTGCCATATAGATTTCAACATCTTCTACATCGCCCATTTTAAATTCGTGTAGTATGTACTTACTTTTCGTATCGTTCATATTTTAGTCTGTAGAAAGTTTCGTTCTTTCCGTCTAGTTCAAACCCTACTACAGTTGTAGTTAGATGCTTTCGAACATCTTTATATGTTTCGAGTATTTCTACTCGTTCCGCCTTGTCTGCTAGAAACTTAAACCAATCCATAGTTTTGTAAGCATTGTCTAGTGTATGTTCTAGATCAATACGATTTAGAGTTTGTGCTCGGATACTGTCGCCATGGTCGGGTGTGTCAAACGGAACCTTGATCATATGCTCTACTCATATCTTCATCTGCAATTGCTCTAGCATCGTGTAGTGCATTGTGTGGCACTTTACTGTCTTTACTGCTTAGGTCCTGTCGTATTTCCATAGTAACAGGAGGATGGTTTAGGCACAAGCCGGGTCCTGTAATCAGTGCATCACAGAAATGTTTGATATCTTCGGGCCAATCAGCAATCAAATGAATGTGAGCATACTGATGTAAAAACTGTTGCAGTTTAGTTTGAAATATGTGTGCTTCAACCGGTTCCTTTTCTAAGAATGGCATAACATTAATTTCTACCCAAAATTCAGGATTACGACATTCTAGTACTTCGTAAAACTCGTTGCCATCTTCTGCAACCAGTGCCATACTGATTAGTCGTCCGTTGAAGCCGTTAAATTCTGTGTCGATATAAAGTTTAGTCATACTGCTCTCCAAATTTCTGTAAAGCCTTCTTCTTCTGTGGGCATTTCAAAGTTTGCAATCATATCAGAAACAACTTGCCAAGGAATAGATTTTCCAGGACGACTTGCTAGTCTACGCTCTAATTCGTCTTGTTCAGGAGTAGCAAACACCACAGCAATATGTTCATAGTCAGGCAGCATACGAAACTTGCGAGCACGACTTTTTACAGTAGTACTTGTTTGATCCCAAATAATGTCGTGTCCACGTTCACGACAGTCAATAACCTGTTCAGACATTAGATTGACTGCGTTTGGCATAAACTCATCAAACACTTCGCTATAGGTTTTATCAACGCTTCGAGCATACGCTTCTACAAACGCATCAGTTGACACGATGTTCAGCCCAAGTGCCCAAGTTTGATTTTTAATCCAAGTAGATTTACCTGAAGCAGGTACTCCAATTAGTTGATAACATTTTGGCATTTTTGTCTATCTATTTGTTACAATAAACTTATTATAGCATTAACTTAGAGAAGTGTCAACTGGCTTCCATAGTTTGGCAAACTTTAGCACATTGGGCAACTCGCTATTTTGGCAAGGGACAGGTACTGCACAGCTCTTTTCGCCACCAAGTGTGTTGTTTTCGTGTCCCAAATATACTCGAGGCAGAGCAGCAATTTTTTCAAACTCTTTTCGATTTACTCGTACTACACATTTCTTAAAACTATTGTGTAACCAATCAATGTAATTTGGATTGGCACCGTGGGCTATGTGAGCGCCTAACACTGCATGTGCTACAAGAGTAGGTGTCATGTAATCTGGAAACTCGTCCAGTACTGCTATATAAAGTTTCATAGTATTGTTAGAAGTCGTCATATACATATTCTTTCTGAATGTAGTCACTGTACTTCATGATAAAAAAGGTACGTTTCTTTTCTGAGTAAAAGTCAAGCATTACACAGTACTTGCTATATCCGCCATACTTGCCTATGTTATCATCCCATTCTTTGTATTCACGCTCTGTAAACCCTAGCTTGGATTTCATTTTACTTCGCAACAGCATAACACTGGGAGGATAGTCTTCCTTCAGCTTCTCTCTAAGAGCATTCCACTGTTTACGACTGATTTCAATAGGTTTTGACATCTCATAGTTTCTCCCCTACTTCGAATCCTCGGAATGTTTTGAAACGTGGAAAACGTAGGCTATATGTGCCGTCTTGATTCTGTGTCACAGCGTCTGCACGTACTTCTACAAGATGGCCAATAAGAGCATCACGATTATTCCAATAGTCGTCCCTATGAACATCAGTGAAGCCACTACCGACATTAACGCGAATGTCTTTTCCGTCGTCGATGCCTTCGCAGACAATAGCACCAAGTCTGCCTTCATTCCTGCCAGTACCTTCTTCAACATCTACAACCTCCAATGTTACTTCAATAAATGGTTTAGCTTTGAGCCAAGCATGACTGCGTTTACACTCATATGGCGCATCCAAATCTTTGATCATAACGCCTTCATAACCACCGTCTACAGCCGCTTTATTAAGCTCTACAAAGCGTTTGTTTCCTTCTGGAGTGTCTAAGTCTACTTCTTCCCATTCAAGTGCTTGTACGTGCTTTAACACGTCCTTGTGTTCTTCTACCCAATGTTTGGTGATAGCACTGCGGAAACTCTGTGGCTTTTCCCATACACCTGCTTTGAAACAGCCCAACGGAATAGTGTCAAACAAATGTAGTACGGCATCACTATTTTGAACAGTTTCTTTGCGCTGTAGTTGCTTCATAAGGTCTTGGAAGTTAGCACTCATTACTTCACCGTCTAGTACCAATGGATACGGAACTGGATAGTCTTTGATTACTGCTTCAAGTTCTTCAATGATGTGTCCAAAGTTATGAAACTGTTTTCCGTTGCGGCTAAACATTTCTACTTTGTTGCCTTGAATAATTGTGACAACACGAACACCGTCAAGTTTGATTTCAATCTGCTTTTTACCAGTCATCTTCTTTTCGTGATTGGCACTGTCGTGTGCAAGCTGACAAGTAAACACAGGTACAGCATATTGTGGAAATTCTTTAGCAACTTTGTTTACTGTCTTTTCACTTACTCCGCAACGTAGATCTTTAATAAGAATACGACGATAGAACATATTCCACTGCGTTGTAGTAGCAACATTCATTGCTAGTTCAATGGCATCACGTGCTGCATGTCCCGTAAGTTCACGTGCAACAAGTTTGTCTGCAAGTTCTTTGAACACTGCCCAAGCAAGACCTTGTCCGTCTACAGTTGCTTCCGGTACTTGCTTTACGCCAAATGTAACCATAGCATCTAATGCCATGCGTACACCTTCAAAGAACTCGTCTAGTCCTTCTTCCATTGCTGATCGAAGAATGTCTTCTTTGTTAAGACGACTAGGGTGATCTTCTAGCGTTGAAATAATGTATTCTGGTTGTGTTCTCATACTTGCCTCGGTTCTGTGCCTGTAATTGTATATAGTTTTAATATAATAGCATCAATATCAACTTCTGTCAAGTGTCCTTGGACAGTATCTCCTTCAGCAGTAATGCCAGGTAGTTCTGTCATACTTCTAGCAACGCCGTCGCAAGCATCAAAGGCAGCAATTTCGTACAAGCCTTTGTCACTGCCGTAGCCGTCATCAATAATGCTGAGATGATACTTGCTAAAGTCTAGCACAATCTGCCCGCCTGCTTCTGTTACAAGGCGCTTATGCTGTTGCTTAGTCATCCATTTAAAATCTGCTAGTTTCATATTACCACCCTGGTGCTGAATAGTCTGTGTGTTTCTTGTACATTGCCATACCGTCTGCACCATATGCAGGACACACTGAAATGTACTCAGGCAATCCCATGTCGTCCTTTTCTCCGCCTTCGCCGCAGATAAAGTAAACACCTTCGAACTTATCTGGGCTCGCATGTATAAAGATTTTCTTCAACAGTTCAAACTGCTTAAATTCTTTTTCAGTAATTTCTACCATGTCATTCGTCCCATTCAATCTTATTATACTTAGGTTTCTTTTTAACCTTGTTTTTGATTACTTGTGGACGGAAGGGACCTTGTGGATCCCTTACCGCCTTTGCTTCAAAGTTGCGCCGCTTTGGCGCTTGGGGTCGCCTTAATTTTTTGGACATTATACAATCCTTAGTTCCTCATCAGATAAGATATTAATGCATCATGTAAGTCTGGCTCGCCATAGAACAATACAATCAGCACTCCTACCACTAGGTAAAATCCAAAGTCGCTCATCGTACTCTCAACTCCTCGATGTTGACGGGTGTGTAGTTGATTTGCTCAACACTCACACATCTGTGAAACTCAGTGGGCGATGGATTCTGGTGAATGTGTCCGTGTACGTTTACCATACTGCCTTCGCCGAATCTGTGACTTTCGCCCAATGTACTGTTGTGTACAGGAACGTGAGTCAACAACAATCCAAACTCAGGAAACATTCTCCACAAGTCAATCTTGCC